GAATAATCTTCTCCTTACCACCTTCACAAGCCTTAACAACTTTCTTTTTACCAGCTCTCCAAGACTTACGAGGCTTATTACAAGGCATATCAGCCTTACGCACTTTCTTCGCCATAGCTAAAGGTCTTCTTCAATTATTGGTGGTGCATATTCTATTTCGGTAAGCCTAACGAGCTTAGAGTGTAAATCTTCAAAACGAGGATTATTCAATACATTTTTTCCAGTTATCCAATCACCGTTAGCATCTTTGGTAAATTCAATAACATGATTACCCCTTCGCTGACCGTGAAGATTTTTCTTCTGATATTCTGAGGCTCTTAACACTTTCATATCGCGGCCATATATGTTGCAAAAGGGGACTGAATCAAAATAGGTACATCTGCTGCTCCTGCAAAACCACATGAAACAACATTATTAGCGGCCCATCTTTGGGAAGATGAACGCAAAATACAGTAATTACCAGTAGGCAATAATGACCCTCCACCCACTAAGGTAGTTACAGCAACACCGTTATTTCTTGAAATAGCATTAACACCATTCTCCTCCAACGTCATAAAGCCTGCACTTTGCAAAGTTCCATTTGCGCCAGTTCCAGTGACATTGTTTATGTTAATAAGCTGTTGAGTTCTAAAGGAATAAAATTGCCCACGAGAGCTACCAGTACCGCAAAGACCAGCGTTAGAGCTTACAAGGCCAGAAACACTATAAACCCAAGCACCAAAAGAGGCATCCCCCAATTGGTAATTAGAACCAAGTGCATCAATAGCAACATTTGAATCAATGTAAGACGTACTCCCATCGCTGTAATATCCCTGATTTGTAACAAAAGTTGGAGAGTTAGAAGCCGTTAAAGCTGCTAATCTTATCCAATCGACAAGGGCAAAATCATCATCACCATCTGTTGCGAATACTGCAAAACTATCCATCTTAGCCCATGCACCACTAGCTTTCAAATCAAGCACAAGCTGATTTTGAGCCGTCTGCTGTGATGGAGATGGAAGGGTATAACCTTGTGTAGTGGCATAGTCAAGTACCGCTTGGTAGTCGGGGTCAAATACAACACCACCGCCTCTAGGAAGGTTCATAATCGTATTAACAGCCCTATATCTAGCTCTTATCAAACTCATTATTTCTTGCCTCTGTTTCTAGCCCTATTCTTCTTAGCATCTTCCACAGCAAAGCCACCGTCTTTCTTATGGCTTATATCCTTACCTTTACCCTTAGCAGTACCCATCATACCCCTCTTCCTTCTCTCCCTCGCCAACTCAGCCCTATAAGCCCTTCTCTCAGGATTGTCATGGTAGGCGGTGTCATAAGCCTTTTTCTTATCCCTAGCCTTCTTATTCTTCCTAAAATACTTTGCTGATTTACTCAGTCCCATCTTATCGTAGGTATCAACTATCTTAGGTCTGTTATCGGGTTTATTTACCTCAGTCTTCATCCTCAAAGCTGAACATATCCTCTTCTGTAAACTTCTGAGGCGGTAAGTTCTCTTGACGCTGATAAGCTATCTTACTCTGCTGTTCAGCCTCCATCTTACTCCTCTTGTCCTTTCTATCCTCCTTAGCACCCTCAATAGCCTCTTTAGCCATAGCACTTACACCAGCGGTATCAATAGTACCCTTGTTCTTTAGCATCTGAAGCTGTGCAGCATATTGGAACTCTAAGTTCATCTTCTGAGCCTCTACACCTTGGAGCATCTGTACGGCCTTTTGCAACTCTATCTGAGCCATCATCTGTGCTGCCTGTACCTTCGCTTGTTCAGTTGCTTGAGCAGCTTGAGCATTGGCCTGACTTTGCATCATAATGTTCTGCTGTTGCTCCATAGCCCTCTGCTTCTCCCTCTTCTCCCTAGCCATCTTCAAATAAGCAGCAGCATACTTCACATTGGGTATGTTCAATATAAAGTACCTTTCATCAGGCATGATAAGACCAGCACCTACCATAGCACTCACATCACGCTCAAAAGCTATCCTCTCAGCATCGTTCTTACCAACAGTAATATCAACACCAAACTTATGTGCTGGAAGCTCGTCCATAGCGTCTATAACGCTCATATTGGCAGCACCAACAGCTTCTACATATTCCTTATGCAAAGCACTCTTCTTGGGCAAGTCCTGAATCCTTACCAAAGTCTTTTCAGCCAAACGCCTAGTGATATTCCTAATGGAAGTGTTTACATATCCAATAGAGTTCTTAGCACCCTGAATAGCTATCTCAGTAACACCTACCAACTGGTCTCTCTTAGTCTGACCATCCATCTCAGGGACTATACCCGTAATCTCTCTTAAAAAGCGTAGGTTGAAGTCTATCTGACCGATATACTGGCTAATGTTCTGTAATACAGACGGCAATGGTCTTATAGGCTCGTTATTCCTAGACTGGTCTTCGTTAAAAGACCTATACACCAACATACCCGTAGCCTTGTATATGTCATTGACTGTCATAGGGTCTAGCGCACCGTTCCCCAAATCAATAGAATCCAAAGCACTAAGGTCGATAGCATAACCATCAGGAGCAGCATTGGCAAGTGCTACCTGCATCTTCAGCCAAGCAAGCTGTATAGCATCTGCTGAAGGTATCATCTTAGCTACTAGAGAGCTAGTGGCATTCTTGTAGTATTCAGGAGCGTAGACTGTATAGCCGAACTTAACCTCTCTCAACCCATCGTCTACACGAACTTGGTTCTCCTTTCTCTGCCAGCCGTATATCTTGCTACATTTTAGGATGTAGTAGCCGCAGTAAATATCTTTGTACCTATCTTGGTACTGTGTTCTTTTGAACTTGGACTTCTTAGGAGGCTTGTAACCCGAAGGCTTTTTCTTGAACGTAGATGTTCCGTACTGAGTTTCTTTATCCTCATAAACGTCCATGTCCGTGACCAAATACTCAAAGTATAGCACAGGTACAAGGTAATCGTCATAAGGGTAGTAGCCAAGAGCATTGTTGTAGTTCCTATCAAAGTTGCTGTTGTTACCAAACTGCCCCGCAAACATTTGAGCAATCTTCTCTAGCTCCCTTCTGTCATCAGCCCATGTAGCACCTCTTAAAGCAGCCTGTTTCCTTAACTCAGCAATAGTGATATAATCCACATGACCCATGTAGAAACAATCAGTCATATCCCTCTTACGGGTTGCTGAATGGATGAAATACTCAGGGTCTATATACTCTATCTTCACACCCTCAGCAGGGTCTGTATCGTCTCTTACTATTCCTCTGCCTGTGACTACAATATCTTCAATGATACGCTTCTTGGTTTCCTCATCGTAGTCGTTGAGCTTGAAGGCATACCTAATAGCTATCTCAGCAGCTATCTCAATAGACTGTTTGAAGTTGATGTTCATGTGGATGTCCACCTCTTCCATTGTCTCAGGAAGCTGTTGACCTTCCAACAGGTCTATGTTGTAGTTCTGCTTTAGCTTGTCGAAATACTCTTTGTTGATGATTTTACCCACCAACTCATTCTTGTAAGCCTCTTTTTGAGAGAGAGCCATAGGGTCTATGGCTTTGACCTCTATCTCGAACCTGTTGTCAAAGATTGAGTTTACAACAGCGTTTACAAACTTGGGGATGATTGGGATAGGAGACCAATCGAGGTTGTACATTGAGTTGTCACCCGTTGGGTTGATACGAGGCTTGTACCTATCTACATTCTGCTTTCCATAGGCGTATGAACGCCATTCCTGAATCTCTTGTTGGTGCTTATCGAAATTAAAGCTGTTGTTGTTGAACCATTGACCTTCAATAGCTTGACCAACTGATAAACCATATTGCTCCTCTGCCTTCTGTTCTTTTGAAAGCAATGGAGATGGGAAAGCACCTACCTTCGGTATCTGAATTTGCATATACGCCCCTTTCGAGCTTTAACTTCGTGCAAAGTTAAGAAATTGTTATGGAAGGGGTTTTGTATGCATTTGCGTATAGTTGATACGATTTTTTGAAATTATATGCAATTACATATTCCGTATTCCGATATGGAATTACTTAATCAGCTTACTCACAGTACCACTATTGTCGTACCTTCTAAAAAGCTGCTTAGGTTCTATCTTTTGAACAGTCTTCTCCTTATAGTTCTGCAAAGAGAGCAACGCTATACCCATGCTCATACCATCGTCATGCTTGGTAGCATTATGGATGTCGAACTCAGATATATCATTCAAAGTTTCGTTGAAGTAAAAGTTACCCATACCACCACCCTCCATAGGGCCGATATAGTCATTCACATACGTCTGCAAAGCAAGTAGCAAAGCGTGTCTTACATTCTCCCCACTCGTGGATATACCCCTACCCTTTCTCTTAGCACCTTTGGCAGTCAAATGCGGAGGTGAATCCATCAAATAGTTCTGAAAGCCTAAATCAGTCCAATGGCGTATCATTATATCCACCTGACTTTCAATCAAAGACTGTATGCCATAATAGATATGTGCCATCAGTATCTGCTCAGAGGCCATATAAGCAGTTTCAGGTCTACCGTTATATCGAGCGATACAGGTATTAGGTGGGTACTTGGTATTGAACCTAGTAAAGATATGGCATGAAGCATTAGAACCCCTACCATCAGTAGTCTGGTCTACCCTATAAGGGTCTACGCCACTAGAACCTAGCCATGTGTTTGCGGGATACCACGCACCTCTTCTAATCTCCCATCTGTTAGCATCTTTTTCATCCAACAGCATAGTAACCCTCCATTGACCCCTAGCATCATCCACAAACTTCACGGGGCTGTTAAACCTCTCCCCAGTCCATTGAAAAACACCCCTTCTATAAGGTGTCATAGTTAGGTTCTCGTTATACTGAATCTGAGTGTATATACGTTCTGTATTGAGGCTGTTACCACCCAATATCCTGAACATATCACTTTCAGTAACGGGGTATAGACGCTTGTATTCGTTTACAGCAGCAGGGTTGGATTTCCTAGCTTTTAACTCAGCATTGATTTCACTCTCTGAGCCTAGAACGATAAGGTTTCCATCTAGGTCATGGGTAGGCTCTTTAGGGTCTTTCCTAACAGGCATACCGTACCTGTCTATGACCAAAGTGTCCAAAGACGAGACAAAGCAACTATACAACCCTGATTTAGTCCTTCCGTTATCCATCCTGTATTCAGGAGACGATTGGTAGTAGATACTCTTGAAAGCCTCACCACCTTTCTCCATCTCTTCAACAGTAGTACCCACAAAAGCCTTACCGATAACTTTGACCCTATCAGACAAAGCAGGTTTGTGTACGTCCCACAGCTTCTCGAAATTAGCGGGTTTGTTGAGCTT